GTAGACGCGGTAACTAACGGCGCGTTCATATTAAACAGCACAACACAAGGCGTGTTAAACACAAACAAACTAGGATAATTATATGGCTAATCCATTTCCATTTTCATCAGGCGACGTTTTAACCGCCGCAAACTTAAACGCCATAGGCGAATGGACTGCGTTTACTCCGACCTTTAATAATGTGTCATTAGGAGCGTCTGGCGCATCAGCAGGTAAGTACGCGCAAATAAACGATGTAGTGTTTTGGCAGGCATACTTTGATCTCAACAGCACTGGAAGCATTAGCGGTCATATAAACATGAGTTTGCCTGTTGGAACTTCACCAGCAACAATGAGTTATGAAACCGGCACTATCGGCTGGTGTCAGCCTATAGGGTCGGGAATATTTAACATAATGGGTTACACAGCCACTAACCAAATATATTTTTATTCGTACTACACTAGTTCAGTACCCGGACACGCTGGTATAGCCCAAGTAAATGCGACAGCCCCTGCTACATGGAACTCAAGCGGCAGATTTTTCGCGACAGGATGGTACGAATTAGCATGATTATTGAACTTTCATTAGGCCCACTAGACCCAGAAAACGCTGGCGCAGATTACTGGTTAGAGCGTTTACGCTTATTTCGTGACGGAAAACTAACCGCTTCTGATTGGACGCAATTAGCAGACAGCCAATTAAGCGACGCTAAAAAAGCAGAATGGGCGAATTACCGTCAACAGTTAAGAGATTTTCCTGCTACTTGGACACCAGCCGCAACCGCAGATTTACCGGAGGCGCCAGCATGAGTAAAATACCTACCGTAGGCAATTGGGTGCGGTTAACCGAGATACACCCGAAGATGAAAGAACGTTTAGAGCATTTTTTTGCTGATCCGCGCATTAAAGGCAAAGTTTCAGTGTCGAGCGGGTGCAGGACGTATCAGCAACAGGCAGAATTATATCGACGCTATCGGGCTGGTACCGGAAATTTGGCGGCTAACCCTGACAGGGTGTTTGGCAATGGCAAGTGGCGGGGTTCCTATCACCAAGTTCAAAAAGATGGTTTCGCGTACGCTGTGGATTTCAGGAATTTAGGCGGCATATCTACCAGTGACATTAATTCAATAGCGGCAGAGTATGGTTTAGCACGTACCGTTAAATCTGAGTGGTGGCATCACCAAGCGTTTGGGCATGTTGGAGGCGGTAAACTTGGCTGGTTCCCTGCACCGGCGATGAAGGGCAAAGAAGATAAAAGTTTAACGAAAGCGAAACCTTTACCACCGCCGCCGATCATCGCGAAAACAATGCCGATAATTAGAAAAAATTCACGTGGCGAGCATGTAAAAGTTTTACAACAGAAATTAACTGATTTGGGTTTCAGGGTTTCTAAACACCCGAAAAAATCCGGTATCGATGGTATAGCGGGCCGTATGACAATTGCCGCTGTTAAACGTTTCCAAAAATCCCGCGGTTTAACTATCGACGGGGTTGTAGGAAAAAACACTTACAAGGCGTTAGGAATAATAAAATGATTGACTACAAAGATTTATTAGAAAGAGTGGTTAGTACTTTCATTCAAAGTTGCGTGGCCATGCTTACGGTAGATCAGATCGCTGATATGGGCGCAGACCAGTGGAAACTAGTTTTAGGCGCAGGCGGGGCCGCCGTTCTATCTATGTTAAAAGGTTATTTTGCGGCACGATTTACCGGTGATAATTCTTGCAGTTTAATTACAGCAAAAGACCAAGACCACGAATTAGCAGAAATGTACGGTGAAGAAGGTTAAACGGCTTTTTCAAACCATAAGCCGGCTACTTTTAATATCTTTCATCGTCTTTACTTGGTTTGCTCCTGTACCGGCGTACGCTAATACTGTTTCATGCGTGGAAGATAACACGGTTTTAGACTGCGATATTGACGTTAGTGATAGCGACGGTATAGATATCACTTTCACAATTGCAGAAAATGAAACGAACGTAGCGGTTAGTTTTACCACGTTTACTAGTTTGACTTGTGACGCTCACAGTAGCGAAGCGAGTGCCGCCGACCCTTATTTATATTTATACGACAATAACGACAATTTGTTGGCTGAAGATGACGACAGCGCCCCACATAATAATGGCACTAACTTTTGTTGGGATTCACACATTTCTACTTCTCTTGATTCCGGTACTTACACGTTAAACCTAAATGTTTACGAAGATTTTTATGGCGTTTATTCGATGGATATATCCGGTTTATCAGAAGTAACGACCCCAACCACAACGACCACAACAACAACGACGACAACAACCACCACGACCACAACAACTTCCCTGCCTGCCACCACAACCACCACGACAACAACCACCACCACCACAACGACCACGACCACCGCACCGCCGGCGACAACAACGACAACAACCACAACAACACAGCCACCGCCACCACCAGAAACAACCACCACCACGACCAGTTCGATCGTTCCCATAACAACGACAACAGAAGCATGGTTAGAAATTATAGAAGAAGAACAACAATTTGATGAATGGTTTGATTTAGAACAACTACCAGAACAGGAGTTTGATTTAGATGAATGGTTATTACAAGAAAGTGCCGAGCCGCCCACAGAAGTGGAACCTGATAGCAATGAACCAGAACCAGAACCGGAGCCAGAACAAGAAGTTGACTTTGAAACAGAAACTGAAACGTTTGATTTGGTTGATCTTTTAACTGAAGAAGAATTAGATGAACTTGAAATAGATGAAGTTGTTTTGCTTGAAGAACTTTTAGCCGATCCTGATATTGACGTTGAGTTGGTGCAGGAACTTGAAGAAGTTTTAGATGAACAAATCACGGTGCAGGAAATAGAAGCACTTACCGAGAATGAAGATTTTGATGAGTTACCGGTAGAGGCGCGCGCTGAAATAGTTGAAGCGGTTAATGAAGCATCAGATGAAGTTAAAGAACAATTTGAAGAAAATGTTGATGTGTTCGACAGTGGGTATGGCGATTATGTGCAGACAGGTTCCACTATCCCTGTGGACGATCGTAAAACCATAATCGTAGTGACAACAACCGTAACAGCGATAGGCGCTACAATTAGACCATCGGCTACCACCACAGCCGCAGGACCAACCAGCGGACCAACAAGAAGAAGGGGCCGAAATGCTTAAACGATTTGGGCGTGAAATACTTTATTTGTCGCTTTCGATAAGCGGCGCGCTCATTGTCCTTTTAACGCTCACAGATCAAACGTTAAAATGGGCGATATGGATTTCTATAGTAAGTTTATTAACGCACCTGATAGGTGTAGGAATTGATTACAGGGAAGAAAAAAATGAATCTTGAATTAGCAGTAAATACGGTTATTAGAATTATTTGTGTGTTTGGGTATCAGGCGATGGCCGTTATCGGTGGCGCTAGTTTGATCGATTCAAGTATTTCGCCGGCTACCGCCGCACTGTTAGCAGGCATTAGCGCCGTAGCACAGGTAATGCAAAAGTTAGCCGCCGCGTTTGTTGACGACGGAAAACTAGACGTAGACGAGATTAACGCCGCGTTCGCCGGTACCACTAAAAAACCGGTTGAATAAATTTTTTAAGAAATCTTGCGTTTGGTGTTGACACATGGTGTTGAAACCTGTACTCTTAAAGTATGAACAAAACGGCTACAAGAAAGGCTACAAAATGGAAATTAAAGAAATACCAGTAACAGAAATTAAAGCAGGTGACCAGATATTTCAGTCAATGCGAGCAGTTAACACAACTGATAATGGTTTTTGGATAACAGCAGTAGAAGTAGAAATTAGTGGAGATTATGTAGATGTTGGTTGGATTGATGGCGACTTACCGTCTAATTCCAGATTAAAGATCAAGCATTACGATTTTCAAGGCGGTTATTCTGATTCTTTCGTATTGGCAAAAACTAAACAATAATCTAAATAATTAAAACGGCTACAAGAAAGGCTACAAAAATGGAAACACCAAAAGTAGAAGTTATTAAAGTTTCACAAGACTTTGATGGACTTTCAATTCAAGTCAAAACAAAGGCAAATGCCAACGCACATGAAATTCAGAAGGCTGTTATAGCGCTTAGTTACAATAAGCCAACCGGCTACATCGTTCCAAGAGTTGGAACCCTTGAGCACAACATTCTTCACGCAAATCAGAAATACGATGTAACAAACGTTATGGTTGAAAGAATGAGCCACGTACAGAAAGTTGAATACATCAGTCTCATAGAAGGCGGTTCCTACGTTTGGGAACTTTCAAACATTAACTAAATTAAACGGCTACAAGAAAGGCTACAAAATGGATACCGAACAAGATCAAGAGTTGAACGAACTTAAAGAGTTTGTGTTAGCTGAAATGCATAAGGTCTACTGGGATTCAATGAATCAGTCCATGAACGAATGTTTAGATTCTGGAATTGTTTCACGTGAAACACTGGAAGAAATGCCGAAGCCAATAACAGATCAAAGCATTGAGGAATGGGGTCAAAGAAACTTTCCTCCTCCTAGAGAAGTGGAAGAAGGTGAAATCATCTTCTCACTTTGGGACGGTTTCACGCAGACGGCACAAGCGGTATCCAATAGGCGTTACTCAAAAGTGTTATTGGAATTTGACCAACTCCAACGTGAGTTGAATCCACCGCCACCGAGACAACCAGACATTGAAGTCACACCGAACAACATTCCAGAAGAACTCATTGACCACATGCTTACAGAAGTAGTGGAAGCAAACAACGGTGGGATTGACTGGGAACAAACTTTTAGATGGACAGTAGAAGATGAAGGTTCGGAAGATGGACTGAATCATTTTGAGATACGGACCAACGAAGTCACTTACGTCATCAAAGAAGAAAACGATTTCAAAGGACCGCTTGAATATGGTTCAAAAACACTTCGGAAAATTCAAAAACTGGTCCGAGAAGAAATGCGCTAAAAGTATCTCGCAAAAGAAAGGCTACAAAATGGATTACACCATTTACAGAGTAACAATTGATATAGCGGTACCGGATTACGGAAACCCGACTTTAGGGGGCCGCGATTTTATAGATATTCATTGTGACGCTTCAGAACTTGGCTTTACAGAAAAAAGGCTTGAATTGTTCGAGGTCGTCGAGGACGTAAAGTTGAATATCGATGAATGAGCCAACACTATGGGGCGGTAACACTGGCAAGGTCGGCAACAACCACCCTGAAACTAGTCACAAGGCCGCTATGAATTTAAAGGCAGGCACACAAAAGCACCAGATAGTTAAACAGTTGTTTATGGCGCGGGAGGGTTTAACAGCGTTCGAGTTGTACGGCAAAATACTTAACAACGCCGGCCACCCTGTCAGCACTAACCAAATAGCAACACGGTTACTGGAATTACGCGAATACGGAGCGGTTGATTTTAGACGCGACCCGATAACCGGTTTACCTGAAACCCGCACCACCAGCGGCAGTAACGAAGGACAAGTACAAGAATTAACACAATGGGGGCGTAACCATGCCACGTAAATTACAACCATGCGGCACTATCGGAGCCGCTCGAAGACACCAAAGAGCGAAAGAACCGTTCTGCGATAAATGCAAACCGGTTTGGGCGCAACACCAAGCAAACATGTACCAACAAAGAAAGAAGGCTACAAAATGACTAGACAACATAAACATAAATGGCGGCATCACCCTGTTTTATATAGGGATAATTGGCCAAAAAATAAAAGATGGATTTGGGAAACCTGTTCATGCGGCAAATTTAGAAATGTAGGTGCAAAATGATTCAATTAATGGATTTAGCGAAACGTTTACCTGAAAAATGGATTCAAGAAAAAGGCACAGGCTTTAGCGCTAAATATTGTTCTCACGGCGATATACAACAAGCGCTATTAGCAAAAGTAGGGCCATCAAGCCAAAGAATCGTTAAAGAGATTTACAACAGCGAAGGCACAGTTATAGAAGGCGTCATCTTAGAGATGCAGTTCATTATCGACCTTGAACCCGTTGTGATTCAAGAGATAGGCGAAACAGAACGCGACACCGGCAACAACGCGTTAAACCTTAAAAACAGTGTCAGCGATGCTATTAAACGTTGCGCCATGCGGATCGGTTTAGGGCTAGAACTATGGACAGAAAACTTTGCTCTCGATAAAGCACTTGCTAAGCGCGCTGAAGAACAAGAACAAGAAGAATTAGAGGCCGAATAATGTTACTA